CGGCTTAACGATCACCAGCCCGAGTTCCGGTACCAGAACAGGTCGAAGTAATACCCGCACGTTACCTCCAGATGCGTTGCTGGAATGTGCGGGACGGACGCGGTGGGCGTTCAGAGTAAGGAAGCCTGACGGAGATTATCCAGTGACGATAATCGAGGCTGAGGGCTTTCTTAATCCCGTATCCGTGTCTGCGGTAGCACTGAATTAGCCATTCAGCTTGTTCTTCAGTACATGGGGGATGCTGGTACCAATCAGATTTGAATGTGCGGGAACGCCGCCCGTGCCTGCTGGCAAAGACAGCTGAATTATCAGAATTGTGTGATTTGGTATTGTGCGCCATCGTCTTTCTCTGCTGGCGCAGCAGGTGCCAGTTGTTCAGGCTGACGTGCGAATTGTAAACCAGAATGCCAGGAAAAAACAAAACCCGCCGAAGCGGGTTTTGTCAGTACTGAACATCAAGCTGCGTGCTTGCCACTACAACTGCAAAGTGGGATCGGGAAAGGCTTCCCTTTTTTCGCGTGGCGCATTACACCATCTACACACACAGAGTAGCGAAAAATGATCTCACATGGACAGCCACATTTGCGACAGGTACCCATTGCCATGATTTCGTTTTCCCTGCTCACCTGTGAATCCACACAGGTTGCACTTTGTTGGGAGAACCACTACACTTCGCTTGTCTACAAAAAGTGTTGTGATTGGATTATCTCCATACACTACGGAATGTGTTAGCGCACTTTCCGTCCCTAAAAGCCCTGTTAGCGCAGGGCTTTTACATATAAAAATCGAACGACATCTGTTGTGTTCTCACGCCAATTGTTTCCAGTACGATATCCGCAAATGTATCTGCCTGCCATTCTGCATCCTCAATACGAGTAGGTTCTTTAACTGAAAAGTGTAAAACTGCTTTGTGTCCAAGAAGCAAATGACCTAGCTCGTGGAAGATAACAGCAAGTGCATGCTCTTCCCCAAGGCAAGCATTCACATATATTTTATTGGGAACCGTAATTGTTAGAGAAGCGGGGTCACAATGTCCGATAGTTAGATCATACGTCAGAGCCTCCCACTCTTTGTCGGTCCTGACGTCAAGAGTAACCCCATAAATTGACAGGCTTTCAAAGAACATATCATAACGCTTTCTTTTGCGCTTTGAGGCTGTAAGACCAATAGCATTACAGAAGTTTATAGCTCTGTAGGCTATTTCTTCTTCTTGCATCGGTGACACCCTGTTACCTCTCATTTGATACATAATTACCCCTCATTGTTATTAATCTTTTGCAATAAATCTGCAAAACTCTTTAGCTGTTCCGGCGTAAACTGCGACTTAGCGAATCCCGCTACAAGCATTTTCTGTTGCTGAGACAAACCGTTTACTGGAACTGAGTCATTCGCAACTGCCGCTAACTCCTGTAACCCTTCAATTTCTACACCTTTGGCCTTGAAGTAAGAATCAATCTTCTTAACCCACTTCAGAGGTATTTTTTTGCTACCAGTTTCTAAACCGCTAAGAAACGCTGGCGTAGTGCCCAGTTCTTGAGACATAGTCAGAAGAGTACTGTCAGTATCGATCCTCGCTTTTCTAACGGCCTTACCGAATTCAGTGAGTGCCATGATTTTATCCTCAATTTGTTGATTTAGCAGACTTGCCTAACGCAAGCCTGATGGGCGCTTAAATTCTAATTCCTAAAATTTACCATATACGAAAGCAAAGTAAACCTTTTTAGTTAAAAAAATCTCCTTTAAGGGAATTTTTTTCACAAAAAGAACAAAACCCGCCGAAGCGGGTTAAGTGCGGGTGCGTTGAGGATGCCTGACACATCAGAGGTGGCGAGGGATTTCTCCCCCGCCAGGTCTCTTACTCCTCAGGTTCGTAAGCTGTGAAGACAGCGACCTCCGTCTGGCCGGTTCGGATTCGTACCTCGCAGAGGTCTTTCCTCGTTACCAGTGCCGTCACTATGACGGTTAAACAGATGACGATCAGGGCGATTAACATCGCCTTTTGCTGCTTCATAGCCTGCTTCTCCTTGCCTTTCGGCACGTAAGAGGCTAACCTACATGTGCAAGTCATAGATATGGCCTCAGATTAATGTTAAGCGTCTTGCCGGACACGTAATGTTAACTGGGGCTTTTCTCTGTCTGCCTTACGGCGGCATGCCCGAGGCAGACAGCCTCAAGCACCCGCAGCAATTCTACTTAACTCTCGCTTTACAGCAAACCGTTTTTGCCCGATATGGGAATTCCCATACGGAATGAATTCAGTTCCCCAGGCGATCCATCAAAAACACAACCAGGCAGTAAACACCCACAACAGCAATAACAGCCAGAGCGCCTTCCATTACCAGTGAAATATCATCCGACATATTCCCTCCCTTGGTGTGAATTCCGGCGAACGTTTTTACCCCCACCGACAAATAACATATACTAGAAAAGCAATAACTATAGCAACGCCTGCAAATGCATCGGGCCGGCTCATTGGTGCGCCCCCTGTATCGCTTCTACTGCGATCTGACTGGCGTATTTGTTAATGGTAACGATAAGTTCTTGCTCGGCCTCATCCAGACAACCACCGATACCTCGCCTGTCACCTTCAGAAGCATCGAAATCTGCACGAACCCTGGCGACCTTCAGGATTGCGGACAACACCTCATCAGGGATTGCCGGAGAGTTGGTTGACGTTTCCGAGGTTATCCGAAAATTATTGGTTGACGAATTCTTATTTTCCCGAAAGTTTTCGGCATGAAGCATGGCGGTGTTATACCCATCCGCGAAAATCTCTGCTTCTTCGTTATTCAGTTCGGCACCAAGTTTAAGCGCAATAGCTTTTGCCATTGAGGCGGTAATTTGATGGCATGGCTGACGTCCATGAAGCATGGCGTCGCTCCGCTCTATGCCATCCAGCGCAATTCGAAGCGCATGAATTGTAGTAATGCTATCGTTTGGGGTTATTCCGTATCGTTCGAATACAGCGATATGGTTGCGCATAATCGCAGGTGTAAGCTCTTTGTAAGCAAGAGCAAGAGGTCCAGATACATCGTTCAGCACTACCGTCATCGGTGAGGCGGCGTAGACTTCAATAATCCCAGTATCAATAGGCCATTCCCCATCCTTGATATAGTAACTTGTTCCGTCAACTTGCTGTTCTACAATGTGGAAAGCACCTATTGGTTCTGCTTCCAGCGATGCCAGTGCAATTTTGAATAACTCGCCCTCTACCCGTGCCATCCCTGAATTGGAGTAGCATTTCGCAATCGCTATTTTTAATTTGGCTTCTTCGATTAATTTCTCTTTGGTTAATTCAGTCACTTTTCATTACCGCCCTTTCGGGCGGCCTCCTGACATTAATCGTTGTGATAACTCATAGCTTCATTTGCAGCATCAACTGGATCAACATCCCACCAGCAATAATTTGGGTCGACACCTTCAGGTGTCCACGGCTCTAATTCATTTTTTGCTACATTCTCGTCACCAGTAATTTTAAAAATCTGCTCAGAGAATTTTTTTACCCACTCGTTATATTTTTCCGCGTTAATGGTTTTCTGTGTATTTAACATAGATATACCTCCGGTTAAGGATTAAATTTTATTTACAGTGCTGATTTAATATTCAGTTCTGGCTTTTGTTGCCCTGCGTATCCGCGCTTTCGCGTTACGCTCAATCTGAATTAGCTTTTCTATATTTTTTCGCCTTTCCTGTTCCTCCTGGCGCAATAGCCTTACATCATCTGCCAGTCTGGTTTCTCTTTTAGCCACAGAGAGCATCCAGTCAAACGGCTCCACAACTGCACCACAGATTTTGCAGCGGACCTGACGCTCTTTTTCGTCAACCCGGACAGAAGCGTGATGGCAGTATGGTCTTTCCGATGGCTCATAAAGAAAATTAACCTGATTACGTGGGTCATCCTCTTTTACCGGAAATAAAACGATATTGCTTAACTCATCTTCTGGTTTTATTTCCATGCTCCTCTCCTTTGATGCGAATGCCAGCGATAATTGAAGCCTGATAGCTAATTTTACTCACAGCCCCCCCTGATAATTTCCCTGATAAAACGCCAGCACTCGCTGCATAACTTCGCTCTTCCGGCACTCGCGACAGATTATATTCAGGCGCCTGTCGTAGCGACGTATTTCTCCGTCTGGTAATGACCATATAAGGTCAGGATCAACCACAACCGGTTTCTTCAGCTTTGCCCTCGATAATTTTTTGCGGGCGTTTTGCCAGTCCTTACGAGCCTGTTCAGAGGGGAATAATCCGTAGCCTGAATTGTAAACATCACCACTGGCGACCAGTTCTCTGGCGAGAGTGCTTATGTAATACCTTGATGCACCGGTTTTAGCCTCCAGAGCCCGTAACGTCTCGCGACCGCTCAGACGTACAAGTTCAATAACCTGCCCTTTAATTTTTTCTCGCTCTTCTTGTGTAAAAACTTTTGCCACAAGTCCTCCTGAAAATTACCCCATGACCTGAAATCTGTTACCCTCTGAATCCCGGCGGAATTTCGGTGTCCGGTTCAGAAATATGATTAACACAACGCTGGTTGTTCGTGCCGCTTACCGGGAGCAACCAGGGGTTTTCAAAATTCCGGTCCGGTCCAAAAAACGTCGTCGCTCGCTGAACAAATTCCGTTCCAGTTTTCCCGGTAACCGCCAGATATCTTGCGTAACGCCTCACGCCATCCAGCATGGCCTCTGGTGGCACCCCCTCGCGTAATCTGGCCTTCCAGGCACTGAAAGCGGATTTCTTCGGGTTTGCCCCGGCACGCAACGGGTACTCCCGCCAGACCTGTTCGAACACATCCGGATAATCCACTCGTCCCACAGACTGCCCGGTGTTTTCCGGGACTACCCGATCGGCTTCCCACTGAATGGCGGAATCGGCTTCAGGCTGCTGCAGTTGGAGTGATTGCTCCGGCCTTGCGGTCATCACCTGCTGCACAGCGCCCGAATCGGCTTTCAGCGCATACGCTGAATCGGCTTCCGGTGTCGTGCCTGCTGGCTGACCAGGATTGACGGTCTGAACATCCCCTGCCTGGTTCGTGGCGTTTTTTACGCCATGGACCATAGTGTTTTGATCTTCTTTATCTGTATCTTTATCTGTATCTTTATCTGTATCTTTATCTGTATCTTTATCTGTATCTTTATCTGTCGTGACTCGTCGTGACATGTGCGTGACATTTCGTGACGCGCCGTGACAATCGCCATTTTGTTCCCGCTTTCTTTCCCTCTCTCGCTGCGCCCTCTTGCGCTCTGCAGGAGATTTTGCGGTTTGCGAAATATTGCCGTTGTCCTCTTTCAGCACCTGGCGTTTTTCCCATCCAGTGATTAAATCACCATCAAGTACCCGCCCCTGCATCGTCTGCAAAATTGAATCAATTACCTCTTCTGTCACGTCGAGCGCACTTGCCAAATCTTCTGTCGTGACATCAATGTGACCTCGCGTGACATTTCGTGACGCGCTCACCAGGAGGTGGATATACACTGCCATCACTGTTGCAATTGGCTGCCCTGACACCCTGGCAATTGTTCGCCACTTAGGGTCATTTGGCATGTCATGCCATAATCTGAGCCAGGCGTTGGCCATACTCACCTCTTTTGATACCGAATCTTTTTACTCACAAATTGCCGGAAGTGATCCGGTATGAATATTGCGAGTCAATGCACAGCCACAATATTTCCTGCAGGGCCACCTCGATTTATCTGGTTGAAACCAGCGATCGCCACTGCGACAAAATCATCAGCGTCTCTCACCAGTCGCTCCCGCGTCTCCACCAGCTCCCGAAAATAAGCTGAACTGTGGCTGCGCATTCTGGCCACCAGCAAAGGTGGCATTGCCTTTTCGATCGCTGGTAACAACGCCTGAATTTTTTCAACTGCATCATGGGTGTCTTTCTCTACCCAGCGGAAAATTTTCTGGGTATTACGGGCTAGGGCTTCCGGATGGCTGTCGTCATACAGTTCCGGGAACGTCATTCCCAGCTCGAAATACGCTTTGGTAATTTTCGCAGCCGGTACTTTTTCGCCGTCCGGATGCGCCCAGACATTCATCGCCATGCGGATGTGTTCATGCTTGATTTTCATGAATCATTCTTTCCTTCGTTTGAGGTGCTATCCTGCTTCTTGTAAAGTTCTGGGTTGTATTTCAATTCACCGTTAGTAATTTCATCCAGTTCCATTGCGCGAAGTTTGGGAATAACTGCTTTCCACCGCACAACAGCCACATGTGAAATTCCAAGAGCCTCAGCTACTAGTCGCTTTTTTTTGAAATAGCGCAGAACATCATCTTTGAACATAAAACTCTCCTGTTATTTCGAGTAGAAGGGTAACAATAGTTACATAACAATGTCAACCATAGCAACATCACTTGGTAGTAACATTGGTTACATGAAAAACACTATCAGCGAACGTATTCGGAATCGTCGAAAAGACGTTGGATTAACCCAACAGCAGGTTGCGAAAGCAATCGGCATATCTCGTGTATCCGTAACAAAATGGGAAAATGGCTCTTCAAAACCTGACGGTGAGAATTTGTATCTACTGTCAAAATTGCTTTCCAAATCTCCTGAATGGATTCTTTATGGAAAGGACGGTCACGATAAAGCCGATGATCTGCGTCTGAATCAGTACCCTTACATTAGTGACAACATCGCCCGGTTGCCCGTTTTAACGTGGGAACAGGCTGGTTATTGGGATATGAGTTGTCCAGTAACCGAGATTCCTGGTATTAAGAATTGGGTTGATGTCATGACAAAAACCGCTGAAAACTCTTTTTTATTGCATGTTGAGGGAGATGCGATGACAAACTCTAACGGCCTCCCAACCATCCCCGACGGATCTACCGTGCTGATCACACCATGCTCAAGTAACATTAGAGAACTGGTGGGAAAAATAATCTTAATCCAATTGGAAGGAACGCCAAACGTAACACTAAAAAAAGTTGCGATTGACGGACCAAACATCTATCTGTTGTCACTGAATCCGCTTTACAAACCCATCGAACTGAATGGTGGTTACACCATTAAAGGTAAAGTTTCACAAATACATCAATACTTAGACTGAGTCAGAACCCGCATTCATTGCGGGTTTTTCATGCCCTCAAATGTACCTTTTGCAACATTGTATTGACTCGAAAGGTAACTCTTGTTACCTTAACAACATACCAACCCACCCCGCCCCACAGAACGCCGGGCAATACTTCGAGTTACCAAGCAGTGGTCAGGGGGTAAGTAGCCAGCCCGAGGCGTATGAACATGACGGCGGGAACACTTTGTATAACAGCGCAGCAGGTTTTTAGTTCCGCTACCCCAGCGTTAAGGGGAAATGAGGTCAGCATGGATACTATCGATCTTGGCAACAACGAATCTCTGGTGTACGGCGTGTTTCCCAACCAGGACGGCACGTTTACCGCGATGACGTATACCAGAAGCAAAACGTTTAAAACTGAAGCTGGCGCGCGTCGCTGGTTAACCAGAAACACTGACTGATGAGGTTGACGATGGAATTTAAAGATTTACCAGTACCATTCCAGGAAATGGCATCGAATGTGGTTCGCTCTCAACTGGCGACTCTTGACCTGAGTACCGTAGAAAAAGAAACCATCGATACTATATCCGGTAACGTGCGTCGTGCCTTTATCGGTCTGTACGAAGAGAAGCAGCTCTCTGATAACCAGGATTTACATGAAAAATACTTCCTGGAATTAATGGACATCATTAATAAAGGATTTGGCTTGTTAATGAAAAAGAAAGGGATTCGAATAGCTCCCCTTGAAAATCATTTTACAGCGAGCAGTATTAATTCCTGTGATTTAAAGCATCACACATCCGATGGGAAAGTTGAATCAAACAACAAAATATCAATTAATCATTAATTTATTCACAGGTGAGGTAGAGTGCGTGCGCCGGACACGGATAAGAATCCGGCACTGACAGTTTACTGAAAAGGATATATCCCTGAAAAGTCAGGGCATAACACGAAAGCGCCCGGCGAAGTTAGTCTCTCTGTATAGGTCGTCGTTAAATTTAATTCGATCGTGCGCTTCCGGTTGTGGCAATCCGCGAAATGGCGCGGCGGTAAGTATGGCGGGGTTATTCCTTCCCCGTTGAGGACACCGGTTTGTCAGGTTGACCATACGCTTAAGTGACAACCCCGCTGCAACGCCCTCTGTTATCAATTTTCTGGTGACGTTTGGCGGTATCAGTTTTACTCCGTGACTGCTCTGCCGCCCTTTTTAAAGTGAATTTTGTGATGCGGTGAATGCGGCTAAGCGCACGCGGAACAGTTAAAGCTAAAAACAGTGTTATGGGTGGATTCTCTGTATCCGGCGTTAATTATTAACTGGTTAACGTCACCTGGAGGCACCAGGCACCGCATCACAAAATTCATTGTTGAGGACGCGATAATGGAAACGTTATTACCAAACGTTAATACGTCTGAAGGTTGTTTTGAAATTGGTGTCACTATCAGTAACCCTGTATTTACTGAAGATGCCATTAACAAGAGAAAACACGAACGGGAGTTATTAAATAAAATATGCATTCTTTCAATGCTGGCCCGTTTACGTCCGATACAAAAAGGATGCTGGCAATGAATACAGCATTTGCACTTGTTCTGACAGTTTTTCTTGTTTCCGGTGAGCCAGTTGATATTGCAGTCAGTGTTCACAGGACAATGCAGGAGTGTGTGACTGCAGCAACCGAACAGAAAATTCCCGGTAACTGTTACCCTGTCGATAAAGTTATTCACCAGGATAATAACGAAATCCCGGCAGGTCTTTAAAACAGTTCCGTAATAAACATCCGATTTCATTCTTATATGCCAGCAATGGCAGGGATTTGTTCACCCTTAAATCTGTAATGAGGTAAAACAAAATGAGTAAAGTCTTTATTTGCGCCGCCATTCCGGACGAACAGGCAATAAAGGAAGAAGGTGCAGTCGCTGTAGCCACTGCCATTGAAGCTGGCGACGAACGCCGTGCTCGAGCAAAATTTCACTGGCAATTCCTGGAACATTATCCGGCTGCTCAGGACTGCGCTTATAAATTTCTTGTTTGCGAGGATAAACCCGGTATACCCCGCCCTGCCCTCGATTCCTGGGATGCTGAATATATGCAGGAAAACCGCTGGGATGAGGCGTCTGCTTCCTTTGTCCCGGTTGAGACTGAATCCGATCCGATGAACGTCACTTTTGACAAGCTGGCCCCTGAAGTACAGAACGCTGTCATGGTTAAGTTCGACACATGTGAAAACATCACCGTTGATATGGTTATTAGCGCACAGGAATTGTTGCAGGAAGACATGGCAACATTCGACGGACATATCGTTGAAGCGTTGATGAAAATGCCAGATGTTAACACCATGTATCCGGAGCTTAAGCTGCATGCCATCGGGTGGGTTAAGCATAAATGTAAGCCTGGTGCCAAATGGCCCGAAATTCAGGCAGAGATGCGCATCTGGAAAAAACGTCGCGAAGGTGAACGCAAGGAAACCGGAAAATACACGTCTGTTGTTGATCTCGCCCGCGCCAGAACCAATCAACAGCACACTGAAAATTCAACAGGAAAAATCAGCCCGGTCATTGCTGCCATTCATCGCGAATACAAGCAGACATGGAAAACACTGGATGACGAACTGGCCTACGCTCTCTGGCCTGGTGATGTGGATGCCGGAAACATTGACGGCAGCATCCATCGCTGGGCAAAAAATGAAGTTATCGACAACGACCGCGAAGACTGGAAGCGTATCTCGGCATCAATGCGCAAACAGCCTGATGCACTTCGCTACGACCGCCAGACTATTTTTGGCCTTGTCCGTGAACGTCCGATCGACATTCACAAAGACCCTGTGGCACTGAACAAATACATTACTGAATACCTGACTACAAAGGGCGTGTTTGAAGATGAAGGAAGAAATCAGAGCGCAACTGATACTCTCTCGTCGCCAGTACCAGAAACTGATGCAGTGGAAACGGCAATTCCGGACAACGAAAAAACCGAATGCAAAGTGGAAGTCGAACCATCTGTAGAGCGTGAGGGGCCGTTCTACTTCCTCTTCACCGACAAGGATGGCGAAAAATACGGTCGCGCAAACAAACTTTCTGGTCTGGATAAGGCACTGGCTGCCGGGGCTACTGAAATCACGAAAGAAGAATATTTCGCCCGCAAAAACGGTACATACTCAGGTTTACAACAAAATACTGGTGCATCTGACACGACCGCACAACCAGAGCCGGTAAAAGTTACCGCTGACGAAGTAAACAAAATTATGCAGGCAGCCAATATCAGCCAGCCTGACGCCGATAAGTTGCTTGCTGCCTCTCGCGGAGAATTTGTTGCAGGGATTAGCGACCCGAATGATCCGAAATGGGTTAAGGGGATCCAGACCCGCGATTCTGTAAACCAGAACCAGCATGAATCGGAACGGAACTACCAAAAAGCGGAACAAAACAGCCCAAATGCGTTACAAAACGAGCCAGAAACGAAACAGCCTGAACCAGTGGCGCAACAGGAAGTGGAAAAAGTCTGCACCGCCTGCGGTCAGACCGGCGGCGGCAACTGCCCTGATTGTGGCGCGGTGATGGGCGACGCAACATACCAGGAAACATTCGATGAAGAGTATCAGGTTGAAGTTCAGGAAGATGATCCGGAGGAAATGGAAGGCGCTGAACATCCACACAAGGAGAACACTGGCGGCAATCAGCATCACGATAGCGATAATGAAACTGGCGAGACGGCAGATCTCTCAATTAAGGTGAACGGTCATCAAGAAATCACATCCACCAGCAGGACGTGTAACCATCTAATGATCGACCTTGAAACCATGGGAAAAAATCCTGATGCCCCGATCATCTCAATAGGTGCAATATTTTTCGATCCGCAAACCGGAGATATGGGACCGGAATTTAGTAAGACTATTGATCTGGAAACTGCTGGCGGAGTCATTGATCGGGACACCATTAAATGGTGGCTTAAGAAATCACGCGAAGCGCAATCTGCCATTATGACCGATGAAATCCCGTTAGATGATGCACTGTTACAATTGCGGGAATTTATCGACGAAAACTCCGGTGAATTTTTTGTTCAGGTCTGGGGAAATGGAGCCAACTTCGACAACACGATTTTGCGCCGTTCATACGAACGGCAGGGGATCCCCTGCCCGTGGCGTTACTACAACGATCGCGATGTACGCACAATCGTTGAGCTGGGGAAAGCCATAGACTTCGATGCCAGAACTGCTATCCCATTCGAAGGTGAGCGCCATAATGCACTTGATGACGCCCGTTATCAGGCAAAATACGTTTCAGCTATCTGGCAAAAACTGATCCCGAGTCAGGCTGATTTTTAATGTTCAACCCATATCGCCGCCCACCAGCTACAGTGGCGGCGGTCATGCTGTAAAGGCACGTGACCACATGTACGAATTAACTCTATCTCCAGCAGAGATTAAAGAGATCACGAAATACGAGCGATACACAAAACAGCAACACCAGTTAAGACTGCACGGCATCCCATTTGTAATCGGTCCTAAAAACGAACCAATAGTTCTACGCAGGGATATTCCACACGGACTGACAACGATGCCAAAAACATCTGAACTGGTTTCTGCTGAACCCGATTTTGAGGCGCTGAATAATGGGAAGACCAAGAAAAAATAAAAAAGATAATGTACTGCCACCGCGGGTTAGATCGAATGGTTACAGTTACGTGTGGAAACCAGAAGGAAGTACAAGAACTATAGGGCTAGGAAGAGTGCGGAAAACCAGCGTAGCTAAAGTCTGGCAAAATTATGAACTGGAAAAAGCAAAACTCCACAACATAATGACCGTAGCTAAATTATGGCACATGTTTATGGACTCCCCTGCATTTACAGAACTGGCCCCCCGAACCCAAAAAGATTATCGACAACATCAGAAGGCGTTGCTGATGGTATTCGGAAAAGTGCTTGCTGATAATGTCAAAACTGAGCAGGTAAGAATTTTCATGGATAAACGAGGGCTTGAGAGCAAGACCCAGGCAAATCATGAACTGGCAAGCCTGAGTCGAGTATACGGGTGGGGATATGAGCGTGGGTATGTGAAGAATAACCCATGCAAAGGAGTCAGAAAATTCTCTCTTAAAGCCCGCACTGTTTACATCACCGATGAACAGTATGCGGCGATATATGCGGAAGCAATTCCACAGTTACGCATTGCAATGGAGATTTCCTATCTCTGTGCGGCAAGACTCGGTGATGTGCTTGAGTTGAAATGGCAGGATATTATGGATAAAGGGATCTACATTGAGCAAAACAAAACCGGCACCAAACAAATCAAGGAATGGTCACCGCGATTACGTACAGCGATCCAGTTAGCCCGAAATGTATCTTCCTGTACATGCGAATATGTGATCAATACAACCAAAGGCGGGAAAGTCATAGCTAAAACGCTGAATAACTGGTGGAATCAGGCTAAACGCGCAGCCGAGCAAAAAGTTGGCGTTCCGTTCGGGTGCAATTTTCACGACATAAAAGCCAAGGGGATCTCAGATTACGAAGGCAGCAGTCGCGACAAACAAATTTTCAGCGGGCATAAAACAGAAAATCAGGTGTTGATTTACGATCGTAAAACAAAAATCACACCAACACTGGATTTGCCGCTCGTGGTTAGCAAGTAG